TGGTTCTGGTTTTGAATTTGGTATTGACTTGAAGATGCAAGACCCCGTAGCTGATGCTGGAGGTCCTTCTGGCGTTATTCCTTACACCAAAGCTAATATCCGTATGGAAGATGACGTTGTAGTTATGGTTGACGCAGGTGCTCCAGTTAATGGTACTACTGGCGATAACTTTGCTGGCATTGGTTCTATGTATATTGATAGTACCGCTGGGAATCTCTATCTCCAAACAGGCGTTATTACTTCTCCAGATTGGAAACTTGTTACTAGAGCTTCTTAATGTTGACTCATAAAGACCCAGAAGTTCAGGTAATGCTTGGGCTTCTGGAATCTCAAAGAGATCATGTTATGGGTATTGTAGCGATGCAGGCTAAGCAAATTGAAGAGCTAAAAGCCAAACTCGCTGCTCAACATACAGACCAGGAGAATTAAAATGGCAATGCAATATGACGTAAAGTCAGAACACGCAAGCGCATCAGGTGTGGCGGTAGGGTACAGAACTCGCTTAAAAGGGGTTCTTATGTCCCCTTCTGCGTCTACAACAGTTAATTCTATTTTTGCTAATAACGTCAGTGTGTCTGGGACTTATGATGTTCCAGGAAGCACTGTTTGTACTGTGACTATTGCTAATCATGGGCTGTCAAACGGGGATAGAGTGTATTTAAACTTTACCTCTGGAAGCTCTGCTGATGGTCCGTATGATGTATCTAACGTTTCTACAAACACGTTTACAGTTACAGTGGCTTCAGCAACAACTAATGGAAATGTAACGATGTACGCAAGTATTTTGGTTGAGCTTGACTGTTCTTCTGCTACGGCTTTTTATACACTGATTCCAGGCGAAGGTATTTTAGCGACAGATGGTATTTATGTTGGTTTACCCGCTTCTGTAACAACTACGCTGTTTTACGGATGACACTATGCAGCAATATGACGTTAAATCGTATCATGCTTCAGCATCTGGTACTGCCACCACAGAGTCTGTTCGTCTAAAAAATGTAACAGTTACTAGCGGTACGGTATCGGCAAGAAACATGGCGGTTGCAGACCCAACAGTTTCAAAGTCAGGTACTTGGAGTAGAACTGGAACAACGGTTACGGTGACAATTAATGGCAATGGTTTGGTAAATGGTCAACGAGTATTTTTAGATGTTGCGGCTGGAACAACCATGCGTGATGGGGTATACGAAGTATCTAATGTAACGACTAATACTTTTACAGTAACTTCTGCTACATCTGGATCTGCTACTGGTACAGTAACAATGTACACAAATATTTATGTTGAACTTGATACATTTAATACAGTAGGTTTGCCTGTTAAGATTCCAGGTGAAGGTATTTATTGCCCTAACGGTATTTTTGTTGGGGTTGGTTCAAGCGTAACAGCAACGGTGATATATGGCTAAGACTCCTGCGTGGCAGCGCAAAGAAGGTAAGAACCCTGAAGGCGGTTTAAACGCTAAAGGTCGTGCTTCCTACAATGCAGCTAATCCTGGCAAACCTGGTTTAAAACGTCCCCAGCCAGAAGGCGGTTCACGCAAGAAATCGTTCTGTGCAAGGATGTCAGGTATGAAGAAAAAGCTCACATCTGCTAAAACCGCTAACGACCCAGATAGCCGCATTAACAAGTCTCTACGGGCTTGGAACTGCAAAGAAGGCGGGTCTGTTCGTGGTGGAGGATGCGAGATTCGTGGTAAGACCAAAGGGAAAATGGTATGAATGTATTGGAACTTTGGACTGGTGGGTTAACCATATTTGTGGCGTTGATTGGATACATCATGCATGAAAAGTTCAACGAACTAAAACGGATTGATATTTTATTAAACAAAACAAGAGAAGAGGTTGCCCGTGATAACGTCACTAAAGCAGAAGTGGAACGAATTGTTGAACACATGGATGCAAGGTTTAACAAACTTGAAGACAAAATTGACCAGCTTATTAAAAGGTAAGTGATGCCAAGTGTTTCAAAAAAGCAACATAATTTCATGGCGGCTGTGGCTAGTAACCCAAAGTTTGCCAAAAAAGCAGGTGTATCTTCCGCTGTAGGGAAGGAATTTTTAACTGCCGATAAAGGCAAAACATTTAAAGAAGGTGGAACCATGAAAAAGATGAATCCAGGCATGATGGCTATGATGGCTAAAAAGAAACCCATAAAGATGTCTAATGGTATGCCAATGGTTGAGAAGGATGGCAAAAAAGTCCCAGCGTTTGCTGCGGATGGTGTTGGCAAAATGAAAAAAGGTGGTATGGCTCATTCAGACGTTGCTAAAGACAAGCCAATGATGAAGAAGGTAGCTACCAAAGCTGTAAAAGGGCATGAGAAGCGTATGCACGGCATGGCTAAAGGTGGTGGCATTGAAATCAAAGGCAAAACCAAAGGCAAGATGATTAAGATGATGGGCGGCGGTAAGGCTTGCTAAATGGCAATTAATCCTATAGACCCTTCTAAAAAGACTGGCGGTGACGGGCAGGAGAAATATCCAGCCAAGCCAAAGCATGGTCCTGGAAAGTTTGACGAAATTCTAGAGAAAGCTGAGAAGGCTCAAAAGGCTAGGGATGAAATAAGCAAAATAGCAGGAGAGCAAAAAACAAATGCTGAAGCTACGCGCTCACGTACCTATACCGAAAGACTTCAAGATATGGGTAGATTACCTAGCGGTAGTAGTGGTAGCACTGGCATACCAAAGACTAACCGTGACCTAATGAGAAATAACAAAGCTGGCGGTATTATTCGTTCTTCCGCCTCTAAACGTGCAGATGGATGTGCCATTAAAGGTAAAACTAAAGGAAGAATGATATGAGTTATGTTAAACATCTTGGCAATGTAGCCAAAACACTAACTGCTGCGTCTCTTATCCCTGGGGTATCTGACTCAATTAATAAGTTTGTAGATAGCGCTACTGGTGAAACTAGTAAAAAACAAGATGAAAAAATTGCTGGCTTGGAAGCCGAAGTAGCTGCGGGGCGTAAGACTAAAGAACAAGCTGAAATGGAAGCCCTACAAAAAGCAAACCAAGGCATGAAAATGAAAAAAGGTGGCAAGGTATCTTCCGCTTCTAAACGAGCTGATGGCATAGCAATCAGAGGAAAGACAAGAGCATGAGACCAAGTCGTGGCATGGGTGATATAAACCCCTCTAAGATGCCTGTGGCAAAGAAGAAAGCCCGTAAGGATGATACCGACTTTACTCAATACAAAGAGGGTGGTAAGGTTAAGTCTAAAGTAAACGAGGCAGGCAACTATACTAAACCTAGTTTGCGTAAACGGATCTTTAACAGTATCAAAGCCGCTGCGGTACAGGGAACTGGTGCTGGTCAATGGTCAGCCCGCAAAGCCCAGTTAATGGCTAAACGTTACAAAGCAGCTGGTGGAGGCTATAAGTGAAATGGTCAGACAAGCGCAAAAAGTCGATCAACTGCGACAGCCCAAAGGGGTTCTCGGAGAAGGCTCATTGTGCGTCAAAGAAGAAAAAAATGGCTGGGGGTGGTTTAGCAAAATCCCAGCAATCTTTAAAAGCTTGGGGCGATCAAAAGTGGACGACCAAGTCAGGGAAGAAGTCATCCGAGACGGGCGAGAGATACCTACCCAAGAAAGCAATCGAAGCGTTAAGCCCACAAGAGTACGCAGCAACGACACGGGCAAAACGGCAAGGAAAAGCACAGGGAAAACAGTTCGTGCCCCAGCCAAAAACAGTAAAAGCAAAAGTAAAACCATATAGGAAAATATGAGTACTTCAGGCACAACCGCTTTTAATCTAGACCTCAATAACCTCATTGAAGAGGCTTTTGAGCGTTGTGGTACGGAGCTTCGTACTGGTTACGATATGCGGACTGCCCGCAGGTCTTTGAACCTATTGACAGTTGAATGGGCTAACCGTGGTATTAACCTCTGGACTATTGAGCAGGGTCAGGTTGCAATGGTTACTGGGCAAGGTATTTATCCTATTCCAGTTAATACGATTGACCTTTTAGACCATGTCGTTCGTCAGAATAATGGCGTTACAAGCAACCAGATTGACATCAATATTACCCGTATTTCAGAGTCTACTTACTCAACGATACCTAATAAGCTGACCACTGGACGTCCTATTCAGGTCTGGTTTAACCGCCAATCAGGACAATCTAATGCGACCACTGTGGCTTTAAACGGCACAATTGATGCTGCGGCTACTTCTATTACCGTCACAGATGCAAGCGCCCTTCCTATCGGTGGATTTATCAAAATTGATAACGAAACAATTAGCTATGCCAATATCATAGGGAATGTTCTAACAAACTGCTACCGTGGTCAAAACGGAACTACGGCTGCAAGCCATACGACAGGTGCAGCAATTACTATACAGAATCTTCCTTCCATTAATGTTTGGCCCACACCTGACGCTGGTGGTGGTCCGTATACCTTTGTGTACTGGAGGTTGCGTAGGATTCAAGATGCTGGATCTAATGGAGCTGTAGAGCCTGATATTCCCTTTCGCCTATTACCTTGTATGGTGGCTGGATTGGCTTTCTATATGGCTCAAAAGCTACCAGACGGACAGGCACGAGTGCAATTTTTAAAGCAAGA